AACACCTTCGGTCACGATCTGCGGGTTGCTGATCGAGAGCGTGGGGTTCGGGCCGCCGTAATCGACCGCAGTGTTGACCTCGTCAAAGAAGGTCTGGAAGCGCATCCGCTCCCCGCCCTTAATGATCTTGGCCGTGCCGGAAGCCTTCAGGAACTTGCCCAGAAGAGGGGACCGCTCGGTAGCTTGGTTGATCAGCTTGTCCGGCGAGTCGAAGTAAGTGTCGTCAGTGGTTGCCGCGAAGTCGGCGAAAACGTCAGTCCATCCCATTGGAGAACTCCTTGGTTAGTGGCCGTCAGCTAAGCCCGTGCTCTTGTTCCAGTCGCTTGAACATCTCGAATCCGCTGTCGAAGTCGGAGTCGGGCTGCACAGCGACCTTGCGCGCAGCAGTACGGGTCTGGCTGGCCGACCGTTTACGTGAAACAGAAGACCGCTTCTCCTTTGCAGCGTCACGAGGACTGCCAAACTCAAGGCGGGCGGCGTCGCGGAGTAGGTCATCCATCGACTGGTACTCGCCCCAGTTCAGGGAACGAGCCTTGGCCTTGACAGCCTCTTGCTGCTCAGGATCAGCAAGCTGCGGATACGCATCCGACAGCTGGCGAAAGCTCTCCTTGATCAGGAGGCCCTCAACAGCGTTAGACAGCATTTGGTTCTGCTGGCTGACACGCTGAAACATCGTCCGCATAGGGGCGATGACCGCCTCCGCATCATCGTCTCCGAAGGTGTCCTTGAGGGGTGCGGTCAGAGCGTCCCAGTCGATGTCTGCGGTCGCGTCTGCTTGCGCAGGCGCGGGGGTGTCCGCAGCTTCGACCGTGTCGTCGCCGTCCTCTTCAGATTCCGAAGCCGTCTTTGCAGATAGCTTGTTGTCCACATCTGCCTGGATCTTCGCCAGCTGAGCACCCCACGCAATGAGGTCCTCGTCTGACAGCCCATCCATTACAGACTGTGGAGTTTTGGCGCGGCGAAGGGCTCTAACAGCCGCCTCGCGCTCTTCAGACCGCGCAACAACAGGCTCGTTTGACGGAGAATCCGCCTCGTCGTCCTGTTCCCCAGCGTCGCTCGCACTCTCTCCTCTCGCGAGAGCGTCTGCAGAGTCCTTCGCCGCATATTCGTCGTCGTCGTTCAGCCCAAGGCCTCTCTGGGCCTCTAGGGCTGCAAACGCAGCGAGCCCAGCGTCTTGGCTGGCCTCGGCAGGGGCGTCGGCTTGGGGCTCAACGCTGGTTGTCTCTAGTTCGTCGGTCATTACCACTTCTTGCACGACCAGTACCGTGCAGTCATCTTGCTGGGGGGTCTGGAGTCACACCCGTGCCGCGCTCGAAAGTTCTTGCGGCGGCCGGGCTGGTCCTTTTTGATCGTCATGTTGGGGTCACCGAAGCGGATGAGCTTGACTTGGTCGCCCTGCTTTGCGAGCACAGCGAACTTCTTGCTCTTGCCAGGGGTTCGCTTCGGCTTGTTGTAGCCGCTGAACCTTTCGCCTCGGTAGTTGATCGCCATTAGCTGTCCAAACCCCAGTCTGTGGAGGCGCTGTCGCGCCCGTTGTTGCGCGCGATGAACTCCCTGGCCTCGTTGCGGTTGTTGAAGGCTGCCCAGCCCTCCTTGGTGTGGTGCTTGACGTCCGGGTGGAAGCGATGCACTTGCCGGGACACAAACCCGTTGTCTACTCGCGACGCGACCGACGAAAGGACTCGACGCAGCTTGCGCCCATCGTGGTTACGAATCGCGCCGATGTCGTCGCACTCGTCTACGTGCAGGTAGATCTCGACGATCTCGTCGTTGGCTTCGTCAATGTACTCGTACAGGGGCATCAGACACCGTTCGCCATCATGTTGCCGGGGTTGTTAGCGCTCGCCGCCATGCGGCCAGCCAGAGGGTTAGCAGCGCCCGCGCTCATGGGGGAGGGCGACGAGCCCATAGCCGACTGCTGCATTTGCATCTGCATGGCCTGCTGCTGCGCCTGCACCAAAGCCTGCTCGGTGATGAGCGTGCCCATGTCTTGCAGGTTCAACGACTCGGCGGCCTTCTGCAGCATCTTGTCGATGACGGGCGCCAGCGGCGGGGCCTGAAGGCCAACGCCTGCCATCTGCACGTACATCTGCATGAACTCAAGGACGCGACGCTGATACAGGCCCTCGTTAGCCCGGTTCATGCTGTACGCGTCGATCTCAAACTCATAGGCGTCGAACGGCGTGGCGTCTTCCGGCGGTCGATACCACACGGTCCCCGGCTCCATACCGAGGCTGCGCGCCACATCTGCGGTCACCGGATACCGGCTGCGCTGGTCCTCGCGCATGTACCACGCCACGCGCCGCAGGATCTCGCGCACACCGCGATAGAACTGTTTGCGCACGAACTCCACGCGGATGTTTGCCGCGCTGTCTGCGATGCTGACCTCAGTAGCAGTGCCGCCGCCGCCAACCTGTCCGCGCTGCACATCAGTGATGCCCGACACGCGCTCTAGACGCTGGCGCTCGGCGTTCATGTACAGCATCAACTCGCTGTGCGGCCCGCCAACCTCAACCGGGACAACGGCCTCGCGGATCGACAGGTTGCCGGTCTGCAGCGTGAAGACGCCCTGGTCCTCGAAGTTCTTGATCGCGTCAGCGACCTCCGGTTCCGAGGCGTTGATGGCTACGCCCTTCTTGGCCTTGCGAGCGCCATCGAGGAACGCGTTGGTGAAGTCGTTGAGACTTTGGACCTGATCTTCGACGGCAGCCAGAGGGGACAGCCAGTACGTCTCGTTCGGCACCGGGTACACGCCCCACACGACGTAGGGGCCCTCTTTGGGCCCGAACCACGGCTGCGGGTCACGCAGGAAGATGCCGTCGGTGGTGCCGTCTTTGTGAGACTGAGAGCCCAGCGTGTACAGCGTGCCGTTGAACCCGTCGCGCTCGCCAACCTCGTCATCGACGACCTGCTCAGGAATCCACACTTCGTAGATGCGAAGCTCGTCGCGATCCACCGTCTCTAGGTGGTCATCGTCCTGATGCGCAGAAGCCGCCGCACGGATCGCCTCTTCACGCCAGCCGAGATCCGGGTTGCGGGACGCCTCCTCAAGAAGGTCGTCGCGATCACGCGTGTAGCAGTGGCCCATGTAGCGCACCGCGTCACGGCGGGTCGCCAGCGGGTCCCAGAACACGTCGGTAGGGTCGATGGTAATGACGCGCGGGCGCATCACCACTTCGTCCTCCAGAAGCCCGTCGCGCGCCATCTCGGGCACCGGGCCGGGATACGGCTCTTGGTAGACGTAGGCCACGCCCCAGGCGTAGAAGCCGTCGGTCGCGTAGTCCGTCAGGAGGCGGTCGAACTGGGTGTCTTTGACCCAGCGGTTGAGGCTGTGGGCCAGGGCCTCGGTGTCCGGGATCTCACCCATAGACGCCATGGCCGCCTCGTCGCGAGAAGTCACCCGCACCTTCGGGTTGTCCAGCACCAGTCGCGGCAGCATCAGGCTGACGTACTCGTGGTAATGGTTCTCCAGGCACGCGCCGTGGCTGAGGTTGCTCGGGTTTTTGTATGCGCGGCCATGACTGCGCTGCACCATCTTGCGGAAATGGCGCATGTGCAGGTCGCGGTCCTCTTCGGCCGCTTTGACCTCGCTATACAGGCTGTTCTCGTCGTCCTTCAGCATGTCACTGCTCCCGGAGCCTTATAAGCCGCAGGTACTCAGGGTCGCGCGTCAGAACGTGCTCTGGGCGCCTGGGCTCGTAGATCTCCATATTAGGGGGTTTGACGTGCTTCTCAAATACTGCCCATAGCAGGTAAAGCATGGCGTCAATCCCGTGGTCGTTGACCTTGATGGGGATGTCCGCCGCCGGGCCCTCGCCCCCCACGGCCTCGTACATTTTGGACGTCCGAACCGGGGCCCACTGGTAGCCCGGAATCTCCTCGACCGTCCGGGTGGGCTTTTTCCGCAGGTTCACGTCAGCGTCGTGCTTCCGGGAGTCCTCTAGGAACCGGATTTTGCCGCTGTGCATCAGGTGGTACGCGTGCATGACCATGGCGAACTTGCGCTTACCGGCCTTGCTGCTGTGCTTGTCCGCGAAGGTCAGCAGGGGGCGCCCGTCTCGGGCCCGCAGGCGGCGGTTAGCCATGGCTATGCCAGCGGCGTTCTCCGGGTCGCTGACGACCCTCCAGAAGCCGTAGTACTCGTGGAGCCTCTCGATCTCGTCCGTCCACCACGCGTCGTCTCGCTCGGTCTGGTAGACCTCCTCGACCAGATAGGCGGTCCCGTCAGACGAGAAGCCCCAGACGCTAACCACCCCTGGGCTCTTGAAGCCCCAGTCCTGGCCTGCCGCCATCCACTCCAGGCGGATTGGCTCCTGTTCAGGCTCAAAAACGTAGAAGTAACCGTCGTTTCCACGGCTGACCTCGGCGTGGACGACGTGCTGGTTGGGGTCGAAGCAGTCGAAAACCTGCCCCTCAGCGGCTGCCCAGCGGCCCTCATAGAGCCTCTGGAAGCGCACCCCGCTCATTCCGTACAGCAGGTTGTCCCGGAACTCGGCCCCAGCAGGGGTCCACTCCTCAGCATCGGCGTCGTAGTACGCCGGATTGTCCCGGAAAGTGGCCCTGCGCCTCACGAAGCCCGGAGGGGGGTCCTCGATGAACTTCTGGTAGAGCCAGTGGTAGGGCGAATCCGGGTTGGTTTCGACCACCATGACGTGGAATGGGGCCCCTTTGGGCCAGCGCAGGGAGCGGAAAAAGCGCTCGAAGCTGTCCTCGCTGGCCTCTGAGCCCTCCACCATCAGCACACCGTTCCATTCCGTGGAATAGAGCTTCTGGGGCTCGTCCAGGCCGCTCAAAACGATGGTGGAGCCCCCAATCGTGTACTCCTGACGGTGCTGTTTGCTGCCTCGCCCTGGGCTGAGCCCGTATGCAGGCAGAACTTGCTCCTCAAAAGAGGTCTGCCAGGAGTTCCTGAGGCTCTTGAGCGTCTGGCGGCACACAAGAAAGCGGGACCCAGGGTAGTCCAGGCACCACCGCACCAATGTGGCCCCCGTTCCAATCGACTTCCCGGTGCCCGCAGAACTGTCGATCATGATCGCGCGCACCCGATGGCCGTCCTCCTTGCGGTGGGGTAGCCAACGTAGCTCCTGCATCGGCCCCCGTAGCTCTAGGGGGATGCTCTTGACGTCTAGGAGGTCCAATCCGCGCGCTCCCAGCGCAGGATCTGCCTAGTGGGCTCTATCTGGTCCAGGGCGTCTTGCAATGCGTCGTGGCGCGCCAGCAGGGCTACGCAGTTGGGGTCTAACGGGTCGCCTGTTTCGTCGAGCGCGTCGTAGTACTCCAAAAGAGCGTCCTCCGCTAGCTCGCGGATACGCCTCCGGGCCGCTTCAACGTCAATCTTCCTGTTGACCACTAGGCAAAGGCTCCTGCAGACGATCCGCCACGTCGTCCAGACCAGCCTGCCGCAGCGCGGCAACGCAGGCCATTAGCACGTCCGCAGGGTTACGCGTCGCCTGCGCCGTCGCAAGCTGCTGCTCCTTGTCGAACGCGTCCGGGTTGTCCCCGTCGTGCCACTGCATTAGCTGCAGGGCCATCTTGCTGTCTATCTGACCGTCCCGAATGAGCGTTCTGAGGATCTCCTCCATCAGATTAGGATCGCCCATAAAGATCCGGCGCAGGTAGGTACGGAAGGACACGTGACCAGGGGGTCTTCCGCGTGGGTTCCCGCTATAGCCCGGAGCGAAGCGGCCGGATGACTCCCGCCCGTGGGGGTGGGGGTGGCGGTTGCCGTCGGCGTCGGTCACCCAGCGGTCATCCATGATAGCCGCCGCCCCGTTCGGCACCTGTTAGCGTGTCGCATAATGTCCCTTCTGTTGCGCTGCAACGCGGGGGCTCTCCCCGGCCCTCTCGCGGACGGTAGCGGCCGGACGGCCACGAGTCCAGGCTCGACCCTTCCCGGCCCCCAGGCGCGCGCTCAGCCGCTCTCCGCCGATCCTGCGCCTGCGTGCAGCCCACCTGATAAGCAGGCTCTATTGCTTGTGCTGTCTGGCGCCCCAATTGTGTCCAACATATTTCCTGAAATTCCCGGTTCGCTCCCGTTCGGATCGCCGCTCGGTGTTGTGCGGGTCGAGGTCTGCTTCGCCCGCCGCTCTTTCTCTCCCTGCTTCCCTCCCTGATCGTGCTGCGCCCCCTGCGCCGCTCGTGACCCGGTGGGCCCGCAGCCCTGGCGCCTTGCGCCGGGCGCGCCCCTGGTCGCTTGCCGCCTTGCCATGGCTGACACCGTGACGGTCGAGGACGGCCCCCGCTGCGATAGCGCGGGCCGGACACGCTGGGCGCTGAGCGCCCCGCTCTCTGACAACCAAGTGCCCGCCAGCCCCTCCGCGCGAGTCCGTGACGCTGGCCCCTCGAAGGAACCCTCGGCCAGTGGCTTGGGGAAGTGGCGGCCCGAAGGAACGACCAAGAGCCCAGGCCGGAACGAGTAGCGACCGATACCTGACGGCGAGCGCCGCCCACTACGGGCAGGCTGGCACGGCCAGCCGCGCTGCAGCCGCGAGCCTGGGACACCGGGAACCGCCCCGGCAGCCCGCGAGACTGAGCGTGACAGGCTCAGGCAAGCGAGCAGCGGATCCGATGCTGCCTGCCTTCACAGCAGGCAAGCGAGCACGGCAGGTCGAGCAGGTTCACCCCTGGCTCGGCCTGCTGGCTCACCTCACCCAACCCATCATCCACCCCCTGAGCCTGACACACCGATTCTGCCCAGGGGGCAGTCTGTCCCGACCTAACCACAAGCCTAGGAGCACTCCCATGTCCGACCCCCGCGAAGACCTCTTCGAGGCCTACCACTCCGCCGTCAACTCAGTGGGCGCCGCCGCTGTCCCCCTCTACCTGCTGGCGCTCGCAGACTGCGAGGACGCCGTGCTCGAAAGGCTGGAGGCCTGGGACTACACGCGGCTGAAGCTTGCCTCAGCGGGCCTGGAGGACGATCTCCTCCACGAGGTCCTCTGCGAGGTCGTGGACGAGTCCCCCTGGACCTCCGAGGCCCACCGGGCCCAGGCCGTCTACGACGGCGCCGACCGCCTCGGCAACGCGGCGAGGCACCTGCAGGAGGATGAGGACGATCCCCGCGAGCGCGCCCGCGCGATCCTGATCGGGGTCTTGGCCCCGCAGCTGGCAGACATTGCCGAGTCCCTCCGGCACGCCAGCGTCCGCTGGTCGATGGAGCACCGCTGATTCCCACATTTCCCCGTTCGATCCCACCCAGTACCACGCTCAGCCCGTCATGACCGAGAACCCTGACAACCAGTACCCCCTCGAAGGCCCCTGGACCTTCTCTAACGGCCGCACCGTCTACTACGACCGCGTCGAGGGCCGCTACTACGACCGCTCCGTCGATCTGTACCTGACCGATGAGGAGGCCTACCTCCTGCACTTCGGCCGCCCCGCCCGCACCTTCCACGCCTGACCCCTGATCCCATGACCCTTACCCAGACCGCCCGACCCATGCGCGCCCTGCGCGTCCGCCGCCTCCCCGCGACCACCTATGTGGGCCATCGAGTTCGCATCTACGACGACCTGGGGATCATCGAGCGCCCGTTCACGGTTCCGTTCGACCATGACTTCAACACCTGCCTGGAGGTTGCCGCCGCCAAGCTGCAGCGCCACGGCTGGCAGATCGAGGCCTACTGCGTTGGCGGCTGGTCGCCCACTGGCACCGGGGACGACCTGCTGCTGGTTTCCGACTTCCACCGCGACCGCTGGACCAACGCCCTGCCCAACGCCTAGCCCCTGACCCACCTAGAACCATGCCCACCGAGATCTACTCCAACACCGTCCAGCGCCGCTACCGCCGCACCTACTACAGCGAGGCGCAGGTCCGCTTCCCCGATGTGCCCCCGGCCCCCTACCGGGAGGCCCTGAAGGCCTACGGGTTCCGCTGGCACCGCGCGGGGCAGTACTGGTACGCGCCCTCCAGCGTGGCCCGCGCGACCGTCATCGACTGCCTGCACGGCGGCTGCACTGACCTCGACGACATCGCCCTGCATGTGGCCGAGTGCGAGGCCGAGGCCGCCTGCGGCATCATCTGATCCACCCCTACCCCTGACCGACCATGACTCCGCGACAGCACGAAAACGCATTCACCGTCAATCGACGCCTCATCCCCGGCTACTACGGGGAAAACGACCTGCCCCGCTACACCTACTGGGTGCAGCACAAGGGCTACCGCCCCCAAGAGGGGCCCTTTAAGACCCGCAAGGAGGCCCTGCGCGCGGGCTCGCACCAGCAGGTGACTGCCCGCTACCTAGGGTGGACCCGCCGCAGTGTTGAGTCTCCCCCTCAGCTCATGCGCCGCATTGCGCGTGAGGACCGTGCCCGATTCATCGAGGCCGCAAACCGTGCCGTGGAGGAGGCCCGATGAGGCCCCTACTCCGCGCCCTGTTCCCCTGGGCGTTCCACCTGCTCCTGCTGTTCCTGCTGTGGGCAGCCTGAGCGCTCCGTTATCCAGCTGGATAGCTAACCCTGACCGACTTTCCGCACTTTCTGCATTCGATCTACCAACCGAACCCTCTGAACCAACCATGAGCCACAACATCCAAGAGAACGACGCCGCCGCCTTCAACGCCCAGCCCGCGTGGCACGGCCTCGGACAGGTCCTCCCTGAGGGGGACCTCAACATCGAGCGGGTGCGCAGGCAGCTGCCCGGCTTCCTGTTCCCCATCGAGTCCCGCCCCCTGATCGTGGGGGACCGCACCCCGGTATTCACTGCCGACGGCGTCCTGGCCGACGGCGTGGTGCCCATGACTGGCGACGACGGCGCGCCCCGTATCGTCCCGGACAAGGTAGCCCAGGTCGCCGGGGACACGGGCGAGGTGCTCGCCGTGACTGGCGACGGCTACGAAGTGTTCGATAACGGGCAGCTGCTCGACCTCGCCGCGCGCATCAGCGCCTTCGGGGACGGCACGACCCTGGAGTCCGCACTGACCCTGCGCGGACGGCGCACGGCCGTGGTGCTGGCCCACGCTGGGCAGTTCGTGCTGCCTGGGGACGATGTGAACGAGTCGTACTACCTCTTCACGACCACCCACGATGGCACGGCTGCTCTGCAGGTGCTGCCTACTAGCGTGCGCGTGGTCTGCTCCAACACGCTGGCGCTTGCCCAGGCAAGTAGCAAGAACACCCTGCGAGCGCGCCACACTAGCAACATGGCCGTGGCTATCGAGGCCGGGGTGGAGGCCATGCGCAACGGCGCAGCGTTCCACCGCCAGTTCGAGCAGCAGGCGCGAGCTATGGCATCCAAGCCTGCTAGCAAGGCCGATGTGCAGCGCTTCTTCCAGGCGGTGTACGAGGCCCAGTACGGGGCGCTGCAAGCTAACCCCAAGACGCGCGGCGAGAAGGCGCGCTACACCCGCGCGGTGGACATGGTCGCTAGCTGGACGCGCAACCTCGACGACCCGAAGCAGCGCATGCAAGGCAGCACCACCGTGTGGTCGCTGTTTAACAGCGTGACCCAGTACGCAGACCACGAGTCCAATGTGCGCCGCACTAACGGCGAGACGGCGACCTCTGCCCGCAACCACTCGCGCCTGTTCGGTCAGGCCGGGAAGCTGAAGGACGCTGCCCTGTCCCAGGCCCTGGCCCTGGTCTGAGCAGCAACACGGGGGCGGGGCTTCGGCCCTGCCCCGACACGCCCTGGTGATAGCCGCCAGGATTCTGAAACTTTTTTCGTTCGGTCTTCGACCACTACCCGCTTAGTTCCCCATGACTACTACCAAAGCCAACAAGCGCCAGTCTCATACCCTCTTCACCCACCTCGTCGGCAGCCGCAAGAAGGGCGGCAGCATCACCGTCGAGTGGTCCGCGCCCGAGAGTAACGGCAACTACATCCCCGTGTCCCTTGTTGACACGGTCCACATCACCTCGCCTACGGGCAACCGTAGCACCTACGAGTTCGACCCTGGGGACACCCGCGTGACCATGCTCCTCGATGCCTGCGATGTGGCATGGACCAAGGGCCACGACTACGCGCTCGACCCGTTCGGATCAAAGGCCTGACCCGCTGACGAGTCCCGAGGCGTCGGGACGAAACGCCCTTCGGGGCGTCCGGGACGCACACCCGGCAGGCACGGTGCCTGCACTAGACAACCATGAGCAACTACCCCAACCTTCCCCGCACCGCCTGGATCGTGTGCTTGGATGTTTACCACAAGGGCGAGGGCCTCGCGTACACCATGACGCGCCGGGTCTTTCTCGACCGAGAGCAGGCCCAGCAGTATTGCGAAGCCAAAGCAGCCGAGTCTGACTACAAGTGGTCTTGGGTTGCCAAAGAGTGGTGCTCCAGCTGGCAGCGCGACGGAAGCATGAAGACGCAGTACCGCATGTACATCAGCGAAGGTCGCCTGGAGCAGCCCGTTCCCCAGCAGGAGGAGGTGCACTGATATGACTGACACTAAACGATACGCCCTGATCCAGGGCGACGCCGATCTGCGCGATGTGCAGGACTACCTGCCCAGCAACTACACCGCCACGAGCACCGAGGACGGCATCCTGATTAGCGGGCACGACCGCTTCGGCTGGACCCTCGACGGCTATGTGCTTCCGCGACTGGGCTCTGCTCTGATCGCGGGCAAGGAGGTGTTCAAGTGACCGGCTACTCAGAGGACGATGTGAACCAGACCTACTACCTGTTTACGACGACAGACAAGGACCGTCTGCAGGACATTAGCCGCGTGCCGACGCGATTGTTCGAGGCTTTGGTAGTGCTGCGTGATGCGCTGGACGCGATGGCTTCGGGATATACCCCCGCGACTCAGGCCAACCTTGATGCTCTTGCAGACGCAATGCAGAACCTGCTCTTCCCTGGCATGAACGAGGAGGTGCAGGCATGAAACCAAACACGATGACAGCCGCCATCCCCGACCTGCTTAAGCAGGTAGATATTGAATGCAACACGCTCGTGTTTGCCTACGGCGACAACATGTGCTGGAAGGTGATCGTCGCGCCACAGATCGACGACCGCCTGGAGTACGACACCTACGCATTCTCGGTCACCTGCTTGTACTCAGGCCCCGGAATGCCGTACCACGAGTCCACGATCAAGTCCCGCCGCGATCTCCAGCACATGCTTGCAGAGCTTGTAGTCGAGGAGGGACTGCTACTGATTAGCGAGGTTCACGACATGCATGAGCCCATGCCCGTGACCCTTATTCGAGAAGACCCCAAGACCGACCCCAAAGATGACTGACCTACACAAAGAGGACGCGCTGCAAGAGGCGATGCACCTCATCGCGCGCCTGCGCAACCACATCGAACTGCTGCAGAACGAGCACAACGCTCTCATCCAAGTCCTGCGCGACATCAGAAACACGAGCGCCCTCGGCAGGGCAAAGGAGGTTCGCGATGCCGAGGCATGAGCTAGACGCGTGGCGCGATCAGCAGGCGCGCGTCATCGAGAACCTGTGGATGGCCGTGCGCGGCGAGCATCAGGAACTCGTGGCTGAGCTTGCCGACCTGCGCAAGCAGAACAAACAACTGACGGATCAGCTGAACCGCTTGGCCGCAGCGGTCAAGCGTGCCGAGACTGTCGCAACCGTGTACCGCAACGGAGGACTGTGATGCCGACCTACCATCAAGAGGACGCGCAGGAGAGCAACCTGCCTAAGAAGGTGGCCTACCCTAACGGCCTGACCCTGAGCCGCATCTACTATGGTGCCCCGGACAGTGACTACTGGGAGGTGGCCGTGATCAAAGACCACCAGCTTCTGCCGCTGGTCGAGCTTATGCGTTTTGAAGAGGACGAGCCTGCCTACTGGGACACGGTCGCGATCATCCCTAAGACCGCGTACCCTAACCTGTGCGAACTAGTCTGCAAGGGCGACCTGACTGACATCCAGTCCTACCTGCGGACCTTTACCCCGGAGTACAAATGAGCAAGCAGAAGGAACGAGTGCTTACATGGCTGCGCGACGGCCGACCCCTGACCCGTCTTGTCGCCTGGGACACCCTCGGAGTGCTGGAGGCCCCGGCTCGTGTGCTGGAGCTACGGCGCGAAGGCTGGCCCATCAGCACAGAGATGGTCAAGGTGCGCAACCGATACGGCGAGCCTGTGCGCATCGCGCAATGGAGGCTCGCCAAAGGCGCTACCCCGGAGAACGGCGTTGGACCTCTTCCAGTGCGAGCCGAGTGACCCGGTAGTCATCGTGGAGCTCCCTGAGTCTGGGGACCTCCACATGTTCAGGGACACCGCCCACAATGTCATCGAGGCCTACATGCTGGCCGCCGACGACAGCCCTAGCTACATAAGCTGGTGCGTTGAGCGCAGCCGCGACTGTGACGACCCAAGAACAGCAGTAGAGTTTATGACTGAGGACCTCGCCATGTGGCTGGTCCTTGACCCGAACTCCGACGCCGCTACAAGCTACCTGTTCTGATGTTGATCATTCTCACAGTCGTCGTCCCGCTTTGGTTCCTGTGGGCGCTGTGCGTCGCGGCAGGAAGCGACGACCGCCACTGCTAGGCGGTCGCATCACCCGAAGGGCCTCCCGTGACGGCGGGGGGCCCTTCACCTTTAGGGTGTAGCCCCGTCTCCCCGGATCGGCGGGACGATGACGGTGATCTTGTCCCCGCCATACGGGCTGGGCTCGTCATACGCAGCGGTCTGGTCGCTCGACCATCCCAGGTGCCGCGCATAGTAATTGACCGTGTGAACCATGCCGGGGATCGGCCTGTCCTGCCCCGTGAGCGTGGTCGGGGGGACGTCCACATGGATCATTACAGCCACGACGGTCGGGTCGCGCTCGAACTTCAGCCGGAACTGCGCCCCCTCTTCAAGAGCAGGCCGCCCGAAGGCCTCTGCCGAGGCAATGCTGCCCGGACTAAGCTGGATGAACGCCGTAAGTGCAGCCGTGCCAAAGGCTTCCGCGCTTTGTACGGCGACTGGACGGACCTGACCAGCCGCGTCTAGAACCGGGGTGCCGAAGGCCTCCTGGCTAGCAATGCCGGTGGGCTCGACGGGTGGCAGCGCCGTGCTGATTGTGGGTGTTCCGAAGGCCTCGTCGCTACCGATTGCGGTTGCCGTGGCCGTGACACCCCCGGCCTGTACGGTTGCTGTTCCGAACGCCTCTACGGACGCGATCCCTGTGGCGGTTACGGTGACAGCGCCTGGAGTCAGGGTCGGGCTACCGAACGCCTCGCCGCTGGCGATGCCCGTAGCAAAGAGGGACTGGGCGGGGGCCGCACCCTGCGACACGGAGGGAGTTCCGAACGCCTCGCCGCTGGCGATGCCTTGCGGGCTTACCTGCACCGTACCGGCAGTCGCAGTTGGCGTCCCAAACGCCTCGCTAGACGCAATTCCCGTAGCTGTTACGGTCTGTGCCGCACCACCGCCGCCACCGCCGACGTCGGGCTGCTGGCCCAGGACGAAGTAGACACCGTGCCTGCCTGCGACCGTATCCTGGGATGGCGTCCAACCAATTGTCACCTCGCCAGTCGTGTTGTTGACCGACGAGACATATGCGTGCTTCTCGCCAGGGCTATAGTCTGCTGCTCGATAGTAGAGCGAACTGCTGTTAGGCAGGTTCTGGGGCGTGGTGCGCGCAACGATGTTCTGCTTGACCGTGAGGTTAGCCGACGATGTGGAGCCCATACCGAAGGCGCCTACCGTGGTGTCGCTCTCGTCGAACACCGTACCCGTCCAGGCCTGCGAGTACGACGAGTCTTGGTTGGTCGTGGCGTTTACAATGCCACAGACCATGCCGTCGATGACTCCGGGGTTGGTGACGGTCGGGCTCGGCGTGAACGCGGTGGAAGTGTCCGTGTCGTTCGTAGCTTGGCCCGTGGCGGCACCGTCGAGGTACAGGCCAAGGCACATATACCGAAGGCCCCAGGTCAGGTTGGTGCTTCCGATGGTTAGGTCTAGGTCGTTGCCTGAGATGGCTCCGCTGACCTGATAAAACCACTTCCACTGGTAGTGGGCGTCCGTTCGCGAAGTACCGGACACCACTCCATTATCGAAGCCGCCCTGCACGGTACGGATAGCCCCGTCCGACTCAAGTGCGTGCTTCTCCAAGACTGCGTTGGAGTCTCCGTTGCTGTTCAGCCATGCCCGGTTTATGCCGCAGTTCTCAAGGCGGCGGCTGCCCAGGGTTGCCATGTCCGGCACCGAGATGATGTTGACAGCCTCCAGGCCGGTCAGGCTGCTGAAGGTGACCGTGTCAACTGTGGCTGCCGTTGTCGATGAGATCCAGTCTGATCGAGCCTCCGCCTCGACGTTCGGGCCGCAGATGGCGTAGCCCGTGTAGGTCATCTGGGTTCCGCTACCGCTGGGCTGGGTGGCCCAGGTGACGGTGAACCCACTGGTCGTATGGGAGGTGTACGAACACTTCGCGAAGGTCGAGTCCGCAGACTCGTCGTACAGGTGCAGCAGGGACGAGTTAATCGACGACGACATGTCGCCAAGGTTGGCCCCCGTGGCTTCGTCCCGGTGGGAGGAGTCAGAGCAGAACTCGTTGGTCAGGTCCGTGAAGCCGTAGGACTCCATGGGACCGTTGCCGGTTGTCGAGTTGGAGGGGTCGTTCTGTCCCTTCGCATCAACCGCGAAAATGATGATCGCCTTGAGATCGGAGGCGGCATCTAGGGCAGTATCAAACGAGATCGTCGAGGTACTACCTGGGCTGCCCGAGATAGTCCCTGCGAAATGTCTGTAGTAAACCTTGCCCACCGAGGCCTCGAAGGCCCCAGGGTTGCAGGTCGCGCCGCTGCGAGCCACGCCGTCGATGTCGGTGGTCGGGACATCGCTGTTTACCGAAGGCCCGACGCCCTGCTGCCAGACATCGTTCTCCGCGACGTTGTAGAGCCGCCCCGTCGCCGCCTTGTAGATGGCCCAGTCGCCAGCGCCGGGCGAGGTGTTGGTCGTTGGGGTGATCGGGTAGGGGCTGCCCTGGATGGCGACGGGAAACGGGTTGGTCGAGCCGCCGAAGTTGTTAGAGCCGGTAACTGTGACGGTGCCGCTAGCGGTGTAAGCCCCGCCCGCACCTCCTAGGTGTAAGTGGTTGACGAACTCGGCGCTGATCGTCGCCGTGCTAGACTGAGCTATGCGAATAGCGGCAACAGAAGTTGGGCCATTCTTTACGGTGCAGTTGCGTACACTTACTGATATCGTGCCAGATGAGGCATTTGGATAGATCGCGTGGCTGACGGAACTCAGGACGCAGTTTTCTACGGCTATATCTACAGAATCATAGTAGATAACCAGACCCTGCGAGGCTGCATCAACAATGCAGTTGCGAACAGTCAGGCCTGTGAGTTGCCTGATATTGAAAACCTGACTGCCGGTCCCGTTGACCTCCATCCCATCGAAGAGCATGTAGTCATCGCGGAATACCATGAAGTACGAAGCATTGATGACCACTCCAGCGCCGGGCACACCGCCATGCTCGCTGCCAGCAGCAGGCTTGTAAGTCACATTGCGCGTGGCGTCGGTGGTCAGCGAGCTATTGAAGGTCACATACTCCGTGTAGGTCCCAGCATCCGCCTCGAAGACAATCGCCTCATCGTTCGCAACGAGGTTAGCCGAGGTCCCGATGTTCGTAACATCGGCCTCGGCCAGCGTGAACGAAGCGTAGTCACGCCCGCTCGGCCCGATTGTCCGCGTGATGACCGTGACCATCAGCCGCCAGCCTTGTCGCTACGCAGAGCGAGGATCTCCGCCCAGGTCTTCGTGATCGCAGCAGCCGCCGGATCGTCGTGATCCACCCAGGTCAGGTGCGCTGCGTCGGCCAGCGTCACCGTGTAGCGCCGCTTCCCAAGCTGCTCACGGCCCTGATCCGGGTCGTCCGGGTCGATCAGGTCGCCCTCCCACGGGGCCATGAGCGCCAAAACATCCGGGTCGTCATGCTCCTTGTCGGAGCAGTAGACGAACGCGAAACCGGAGCTAGTGCCGGTCACGCTGCCGCCGGGGTTCAGGTGCCCGTCGAGGACCTGGACGACATCGTTGTCGGAGTAAGTAAGGCCGCCGCTCGGAGCTGCGGTGATGATGAGTGTGTGTGCCATTGTCTGGGGCCGCCGCGCTCTAGATACGACGGCCCCCTAAGGTGGCAGCAGGCCTAGCCTGCCAGTGGATCAGAGCTTGAAGATCTTGTTGGCTCCGCTGTCCCAGGCCACGGTGATGTCGCCACCGTTGGGAGTGACCGGGAGGTTGGTAGCCGTGTCGATGTAAGCGATCAGCGGGGAGGTGCCAGCCGTGCCCGTGTCCTTCCAGATCACAAGAGCCTCGGCGCTGGACCCGGTAACGGCGCTGAATGTCACGTCGGCAGCGTCAGCCACCCCAAGCGCGAAGGTCTTGCTGGCGAGGTTGCCAGAGTCAGCCACGACCCCGGAGAGGTCCGAGTAGAACTCATGCGTGTCGATGACGACGGTGTACGTCCCGGTGTCCACAAGGGAAACCTTGATGTTGTCCGTGTCCCAAGCGATGTCCCCGGTCAGGAACTTCTCGCGGCCTTTGCCGTAAAGTGCGTTTGCCATGTTAGTCTAGGTTGAGGTGAATCGGGTCGCGTCTAGCGAAACGAGTGCGTATGCGGGGTCCATCGTGAACGAGGCACCCGTAGCAAGCGGCTCGCCGCTCGCCCACAAGTTGTTGTACTTCTTGCCCGTGAAGGTGCGGATGTTCCCGCCAGCCTCCTCGTTGCTGATCAGCGCCCCGGTGTCCATCCACATCTGGCCCTTCGTCCAGAGTGACTGCACATCGGTCGTGTCGAACAGCGGCACCGCTGGGTTGTAGTTCCGCCCGAAGAAGTTGGGCGAGAACATCTGCCCATCTGGGCCGATACCGAATCCTGCGTCATCCAGCAGTACGCCGCCGTCAATCCAGCTTGTGTAGAAGTAGAACGAGGTGATCGACTCCTCGTCCGCGCCGACATAGACCGCGCCAACGGGGTAGTACCCAGCGATGGCCCCACCCGTGGTGTGGTACGGGCACTCAACGCTTAGTCCACGGAAAGTCACATGCCCGCTATCCACGACGTGGACGCCGTACCCTTGGGGCGCAGAAGTGGACCCGCCGCTGCCGATCTTGCGGACAACGCATCGCACTACTTGGACAGGCTCCGCTCCAGTGCCGCTGCGCTTGGTCAGCTGGATGCCGTGCTTGCCGCACTCCTCGATCAAGCAGTCGATCATGTGGATTCGGTATCCACTGAGCGCCGCCTCGGTGCCACCCGTCAGGGTGCAGTCCATGAGCAGATAGTTGGCGGGCACCTCGCCGGACAGCGCCACAGAGGGCAGGTTGACGAGCAGTGCGTACTGGTTGCTGCCACCCTCAAACAGGCAGTTGGTGAACTGCACCTCGGTCGTGACTGTGACCGTGCAGTTCTGGAAGCGAGTATTCTGGATCGAGGTGCTGCCCCCGTTGTTGGCAACAAGCCATGCAGCGTCAATCGTCTGGTCGGTGTTGTACGTCGTGGTGTACCCACCTGACGCGCCGACATCGGAGGCTAGAGTTTTCTGGGTGTAGACCCCGCCGTTATCCACATTGTTCCCGTTGAAGACACCCGCGCCTGCGGCCCCGCCTGTGCCCCCTTGGGGAGCGCCGACATAAACATTGAAGTTAAGCGAGCCCTCGTAGAACGACTTGACCTTGATGACGGCCACGCCGTTGGTGTCGGTCACGGTCGGGTCCGGGCCACGCAGGCGGTCTTCTTCCGCCGGGGCTGCGGGAAGGGCCGAGTCACTAATGAAGTGGCGGCCAGTCTGCTCCTCAATGAACACCTCCGCATACGGGATCACCGCAGCAGAGGTGTCTTTCGCGGTGACTGTGATCGTCACCTCGTCGCGCCCGTTGGCTCTGGCCCCCGTGTCGCCTGACACGACAACCGTGCTGGCCGACCTGTCTAGCGTCTGGTTGAGTGCCATCAGGTCACGTCAATGAGGCCCTTCACCGGACGCGGCTCCGTCTGCCAGATGCCTCGGACCCAAGTGTCCTGCCAGTCAGCATCGTTGTCGGCCACGGCGATGCCCCAGTCCCCGCTCCGGTTATCCAGAGCAGCAGTCTTGGCGGCAGACGCCGTGAAACGGACGCGGGATGTGTTGCCACCAGTCGGATCCACGGTGACAACAACATCGTCGTTGGTCTGCGCCGGGAGGTTGCCGACCATGAGCAGTGCGCCCTGGCTGTTGGTGTCTCGGAACTCAATCCGAAACTCGTACTTGTCCACGCCGCCGACCTGCGCGGTAAAGTCAATGCCGGTGAACTCAAGATCAAACACGACCTCCGAACCCGGCTTGATCTTGTGGAGGTGAGCTACACCAACAGCGTCAGTGGCAGTCAGGACCGTGTCCGACAGGCCTACCCCGTCGAAGTTGACCTGAAGACTAGGGGCGAGACTCATTTCCTCTTCGACCTCCGCAGCGCCGCGTTAGTCGGCGCGCCCTTGGATCCAGGCTTACGCATCTTCTCGCCGCTACCGGCTTTGATGCGCTTCCGCTTGGCGTGGATGTTGTCCCACAGCCCTCGTTTCTTTGCCATGACGCCCCCGGCGCAGCCCTAGCGCCCTCAGCGGCCCTTCTTCTTGGCCTTCTTTTTGACAGCCTTCTTCTTAGCTGCCTTCTTCTTGAACTTCTCGAATCCGCCGTACTCTTTCGCCATCTTTCCGGGCATGTCCGCTCTCCTTGTGAATAGCCAGGGGGGCCAGTCTCGTAAGCCCCAACCGACCCCATGTCAGTTGAGAAGGGCGACCCCCCTGGCAGGTCTAGTCTAGGCGATTTGGTCCTCAGCGTCAGCGGCGGCCTTGGAGCCGGGGCTGCTGTGCTTAGCGCCTGCGGCCTTGAGCAGGTAGGCCCCCATCTCGCCCAGGTTGCCCTTAGCAAGGGCCTTCATGGCCCGCCCGGTGTGCCGTCGAGCCCTAGAGCTAGCGATCAGGACCAGAAGCGTCGAGGCGAAGGGCACCAGGGGCTGGACCGGAGCCGGGATCAGCGGGGCCACGAGGCTAATGACCCCATCTGCCCGCTGCTTGAAGGCGGCGTCGAGCATCTTGCGCTCCTCGCCAACGGTGGAGACGTACTTGCCGACAAGCTCCTCGTGCTTCTCCTGAAGCTCCAGAAGCTGGCCCGCGTAGAGCCCAAGGTCCTCAGCGGCCCCAGCCTTAGCCTGAACCACCGCCGTCTGCAGGGTGGCCTCAGCCTCCTGCTCGACCTGACGGATCATCTGCTCCAGCGTTGCAATCTCCTCCTGATAAGCAAGCAGCTGTTCCTGCTGCTCCTGAGCAAGGGAGCCGGTAACAAAATCAGTAAGGGCCTGACACGAGGAGAGGCCGCCGACGAGGATGAGAGCGGGGATGATCTTCATGCCCGTTATTTCAGGCAACAGATCTCTACGTCGCAACCCTCTGGGCCATCCAAAGCCCAACGCTTGGACACGGTCAGGTCCACAACCTGGGAGTCGTTGATATATGCGACTTCCAAGCCGTCCATTACGGCCTTGGAGTAGTTGTCCACGTCCCCGTCTCTGGAGCCTGTGGGGTGGGTCCTAGACTTGGGCAGCAGGCGGCCCTTGCTGTTCAGCAGGCTGGCCGCTGGCTCTATCGCCACCTCGATGCGGATAGCCTTGGCGCAGCCACATGGCTGCAGCCCGGCGTCAATCGCGGCCTGCTTGACCGCCGCCTTGTAGGCCTTCAGGCTCTGCCCCATCACCCTGTCCGGGGTGTAGGCCCGGCCGAACGGCCCCGCGCTGGTGAACTTGACCCTCGGCTGGGGCAAGGGCTTGCCGGGCACCCTGAACGACACCGGCTTCAAGCTGCAGCTGCTCATGACGCTGTTGTAGCTTCTCCAGAGCGTCAGATCCCAGCACCCTCCGGTTGTTCGTCAGGCGCTCCATGATCTGCTTGGGGGTAGGGAAGAACTCGCAGCTGACGAAGCACGCCCGGATGACATCCCGTAGCTCGTGCGGGTAGTAGTCCCGGAAGACGGCGTAGTACCCCTCCAGGGCCGCCTTGTTGAGGCGATCCCCCCCTGGCAGCACCGTCAGGGGGGCCAGCATCTTCGCTAGCTCTTGCTTACTGGTTCTCATAAGGCACCTCCTCCTCGTCGTGCCATTCCTTCAAAACCTTGAGCGCCTTCGGCATGCCGTCGTCGTCCCTTACATCCTGCTTACTTGGGGCAAACAGCCCCTGGTAGCCCTGAGAGATGCTCCAGTCCACCGCAGCCTCGAAGGCTGCTGGGTCCTGCTCCGCTTCAGCTAGGCGCTTGCGCCATGTTGTGGCCGTCCAGGCCTTGATGGCCGCCTCCTGGCGATAGGCCTGCCAGCGCAGGGCTGCCTTCAGGACCCTGACGTTCGAGGTCATGGACTCCAGCAGCAGGCCCCTCCTGTTATTAGAAGTATGGGTCTGGGTCTGGGTCTGGGTTGTTCCATCGGTCGTTGCAACGCTCGTTGCAACGGTCGTTGCAACGCTCGTTGGCTTGCGCCGCCTCGCTGCGGAGCGCCTGCCAGCCTCTGAGCGCTGCTGCAGGTGCTCTACGGAGCGCTGACGCTCCTCAGCCATGCGGGGGTTGGCGTATCCGCCCTCCACCCGCTCGAACTTGTCCTGCAGGACGGCCTCCCAGATCGCCTCGAAGGCCTGTTCCGTGGGACAGCCCGCGATCCGGGCTAGACGCCGCACCTCCGCTGGTATGGACCCGTGGACGAACTGGTGCACCAGCAAGCTGATGTAGCAGCCCTTCTCCTCAGCCGTCCACCCGGACGTACCGCCCAACCACCTGTCTGCCCAAAACGCAAAGTACATAGGGTTCCTGCTAGCTCCGCGTTTCAATCATCCCTCCTCTCGCCGTTGCTTCCAAGTGCGTCCTCCCATCTGCTGGCCCCGTGGGCGCAGTTCGTCAATCGCGCCGAGGCGGCGCAGGATCTGCTCTAGTTCATCGCAGTCCAGCATGCTGGCAATGCGCATGGCCCAGCAGACCACGTCGTCGGATGGGCACGAGTACACCTCCTGCCCAGCGACCTCAACCACCAGCTGGCGACGCTTGCCCAGGTTCCTCACCTTCAGCAGCAGTTCCCTGTCGGGCCTGCGGCTCCAGGCGTTCACCTCTTTGTCGTAGCTCCCATTCACGTAGGTCCTCCTCTCTGATCAGAATCCGTCGGCCGACCTTGAACGCAGGGAACTCCCCCCGACGCCGCAGCCGCAGCAGCGTGGCGGCCTTGATGCCATACATCGTCGCGACTTCCTGCACCGTGTACACCTCAGACATGAGCGCACATTAGCAGTGCGCGACAGGCCCCGACAAGTCCCTAGATAATCCTGTTGATACCCAGGTGCGCCGAGGTGTAGCATCACGCACCATGACGCACTCAGACAACCGTCGCGAGCAGTACATGCTCGACGAGGACTACTTCGGCGCGGAGGGGATCAGCAGCACAGATCTCAAGCAGTGGCTGAAGCTCACGCCGCTTGAGTGGCGGCACTGGAAGGCCAACGGCATGACCCTGACGGACTCCATGACGCTGGGAAGCGCGATGCACTGCGCCGTGCTGGAGCCCGACTTCTACGAGGGGCGCTACGCCGTCTACCGGGGTCGCCGCCAGGGCGGGGAGTGGGAGCAGTTCTCACGGGACAACTACGAGAAGACCATCCTGACCCAGAACCAGCAGCTGGTAGTGGAGGCCGCGATGGACTTCATGCGCGGCAACCACAAGCTGCATCGCATCATCAGCGAGGGCGACTCGGAGGTCAGCTACTTCACCAAGGACCTGTACGGCAACATCCGCAAGGCCCGCGCCGACTGGATTGGCAAGCTCGGTGGGCAGAACGTCATCATCGACCTGAAGACCACAGCTGCGCTCGACGACCGCTCTCTCGCCAAGACGCTAGCCAACATGCGCTACCACGTGCAGGCCGCGTGGTATCTCGACGTCGCTGGCGCTGTGGAGCCTGAGCCCATCACTGGGTTCGCCATCCTCTGGGTGCGCAACTCGCTGCCAATCGACATGCGCCTCAGCGTGGTCGGCGTGGACTCTATCGAGGTCGGCCGCAAGCTCTACACCCAGGCGTATGACGAGATGATGCACGCCAAGGAAAACGACGCATATCCGGGCTACGGCTTGGACCCCTTTGTTCTCGACCTGCCCAGCTGGGCAATGAACGACCATGACTAAACCTGAAGCAAAGCAGCTGAGCGTCCTTTCCAAGGTCGCGACGAAGTACTCCATGACGGGCGGCAATCTGCTGTCTACGCTGTCCGACACGATCTTTCCAAGTCGAAAGAGTGCGACTCCTGAACAGGTGCAGGCGCTGCTGATCGTTGCCGACCAGTACAACCTGAACCCGTTCACTAAGGAGGTCTACGCCTTCCCCGGCAAGGGCGGCGGCATCATGCCTGTGGTGTCGGTAGACGGTTGGCTCAAGCTGGCGAACAGCCACCCAATGTTCGACGGCATGGACATCAAGTTCGAGGACGACAAGGACCTCAAGCCCATCAGCTGCACCTGCACCATCTACCGCAAGGATCGCGGCCACCCGATTCAGATCACCGAGTACTACTCGGAGAACCGCCGCATGACAGATCCGTGGAAGACCAACCCCCACCGGATGCTGCGGCACCGCGCGATCATTCAGGCGATCCGGGTCGCGTTCTCGTTCAGCGGCATCTACCTGCCCGACGAGGTCGAGGCCATGAGCGACGCGACGCAAGACCCGCGTGAGGCAGAGGTGATCGACGTGTTCAGCCAAGCGCTGCGCGATCACGCCGAAGAGGAGCCTGAACCGAAGCCGGAAGAAGAGGCAGAACCGATTGAGGTCGCAAGCAAGCTCAGCCCGTCCACCGAGGCTGCAGCCGATGAACTGTTCGCAGCCGAGGACACTGATTGGGTTGACTAATGAAGCGCGGACTGACGCAGAAGCAGATGCGCGTCAAGCTGCGCGAGTTGCAAGATCGGACGCCCGACGTGCGCTGGGGAGCGTACAAGGACCTTCGGGACGGTCTTTGGCGTCTGATGGCGCAGGATGCAGCCTCCGGTTCTGAGGTAGTGACCGAGGAGGGCTTGCAGCCTGTAGCACTGGCTCGATATATTGACGGCATCCTGACGGGCCTTCGGTTGGCCCAGAGGGCATCAAGCGACGCTAACGGGGCTTCTTGATCGCGGCCCCATCCCTCCCATGCGCGTCGCGGGATGAGTGCGGACAACCGAAGGGCCCTCCTACTGCACTGGAAGTAGGGGGGCCCACCTATTTGGAGCCCTTGCGGCGGTTGACCTTGCGGGTCACTACGCGCCGGTTGCTGCGGCCGTTTCCGCCGCCACGGCTTAGAGGCTTGATGTGGTCTACCTCTTTGCCGTCGCCCTTGCGCACCGCGCCTGCGCGCTCTGCCTGCCGACGAGCCTTATTGCGGGCGGCCCGGTCCTTCTTAGCCTTCGTGCTGGACTGGAACTTCGCGTACTCGCGTTTGTAGTTCCGCTTGTTAGCCGGTTTCTCGCCCGGCATCACTTCTGCTCCAGCCTCTCAATGCGCTCGTCTAGGCTGGCGACCTGCTGGACAAGCTCGTGCAGCAGCTTCTCCAGACGCATGTTGGTCGAGGCCTGCGAACGCAGAAACTCTAGGTGCGACTCCACCACTCGGCTCATCAACGGACCTGCTTTACGCAGTACGCGCCATATTAGCGCGGACAAACCCAGCAGCAATACGGTAGAAACCCCTAGCTCCTGCACCGCCTGTGTGACCTGTTCCATGTCAATCTGCCCTGTACCCCTGCTTGCGTAGTTCTGCGCGAGTCGCCGCCGCTCGCTCCTGAAGCTGCTTTAGTGTAACCGCCGGGCGCTTGCGACCGGAGACTGCTTCGCGCACAGATGCCTCGTATGCCTTGATGATCTCGGACTGCGTCTCCGTGATGATCGTCGCGTATTCCGCGCGCTCCTCTTCGGTCTGCGCGGCCCTCATAAGGCGGCGCACCGGGGACAGATCGCGGTGGACCTCCTCGAACACCAGACCGAACCCGTAGCTTAGCTCGTACTTCTCAATCGACTGCTCGTAGCGCTCAGGGTCGGTTTTCTGCATCTCGTCGATCATCTCTACCACGCGTCCTGTCTGCTCCCGGATCTCATAGAAGTTCCGCTGCACGGGCAGTTCAGGCGTCTTGTAGATAAACGACCCGGCAAAAGGGTTCTTATCCGGGCGGACTGGAGCGGCCGCCTCCTTGTACACCTTGCCCACGGTTCGCCAGATGTCGCGACCTAGCGAGCCGAAAAGGCTGTTCATCACGTGGTCGAAGTTGTCTGGCGTGAAGTCGCGCACGCTGTCCATGGGGCTTGGCTTCATAGCGTCGCCTCCAAGGACCTCGAATATCGCCTTCGTGGCCTCCTTTGCCGCACGGCTCGCGTCTGGCGTTTTCAGGTGGTCTGGCAGGTTGCGCTCCAGAAGGAACGGCGAGCTAATGTCGCCTCCGTACCACGTCACGTTCTCTCCAGCCTGAACGAACGGGTCGAAAACGCTAGGCGCGATGAGTTGACCAAACGTGGGGCCAGACGGCAGCGGGTTGAAGGTCTGCAACGCCGTCACCATCAGGTCGTAGCCCGACTCTGTAGCCTCCTTGTCGCCCATAGCCATAGCCATCATTTCCTGGCCTAGCGCCCAGAACACGTTCAGCCCGTAGGAGACGGGCATCTGGAAGTACGTGTCCCCGATGGGAATGATCGCGGTGCGGTGGCGGCGATGCGCCGGGATCATCGCGTACTCGTACTCGTCGTCAGGACCTTGCCCCATCAGGCCGCGCATCATGACGTAGTGGACAGCGCCCGACATCGCGACCCCGCCAAGGAACGCCCGGAATCGACGGCTCTTCCGGGCAGCGCGGATAAAGTTCATCGAGCCCTCGAACCCTGCGTTGAAGAACATCGTGTGGACGTTGACCCAGGGTCCGATGTAGCCCATTCGGTCAAAGTTCACGGTGGACTCCTTAGCCAGGAGCGCGGCCTCTGCCTCGCTGGCCCCAGCATCCAGGGCTGATTTGAACGCCGCAAGCCGCACAACCTCTTCGCTAGTCTGCGAGCCAAACTCAAGCGCGATGCCCATCATGTTCATCACTTTGGACAAGCTGCCGCGCTCTAGCTCTCGCCTCAGGTCGCGGCGCACGTTCTCAAGGCTCACGCTTTGGCGCCACCCAGTAAACGCGCCCGCTTCACGCGCCCTGCGATACAGGTCCGCCATCTCGCCCTGCGGCGACTGCTGCATGTTCATGGACGCCACCGCTGGCGCGACAAGGGCTATGTTCTTGACGACGTCGGCAACGCCGATGTTTAGGCCGCTGTCCTTCCAAGCTTGGCTTTTGGCTATTGCGTACTCGATGTCACGGAACGCGTTGCTAACGCTGAACGTTGGCGACGCAGTCGTATTGAGGCGCGCTTGCGTTCTAGTCACAGCCCGGAACGCTTTCATGAACTTGGGCAAGGAATCCACGCCTACGCTGGCAATGGATCGCGCAAGATCAGGGTCGGCCAGCCGGATGCTGTGCGGCACGCCCTTGATGTTTAGCCGGAAATGGGTGTCGCGGTTGCGACGGCTGTAGCGCTCACCAGGGCGCAGCCTGCGAACCTCAAGTACCTGACGGGGAACCTGCCTAGCAATGTTGTAGAAGGCGATGCCGACCTCGTTGGCTACGCCTCGCTGAATGGCCTCGTAGGCCTGATTCAGCACATAGACGACAGGGCTGTCCGGGCGACTATCGCGGCCACCACGCAACAGGGCCACCGGACCCCATGTCGAGAAGCCACGGCGCTTGTTTAGCGGCGACGGCTCTGAGTAACCCTCGTCCGTCTCCCAGCCACGCAGCGGAACGTAGTACTTGAACTTGTTCCACTCGTCGTACTGCTCCTGGCTAATAACCTCGGTCTGCAGCAGGAGGTCACGCGTCTCAGCAACCATCCCGTCAATGCGGCGCGCGAGCGCGGCAAACTCCGGGTACTTCTGGCGCAGCTGCTTGACGAGGTCCTTGGCCTGATCAGTCTCGTACACCTCGTACAGCAGGCGCGGGCGTATGGCGCGAGCGGTGGCCCTATTCCGCTTGATCTCGTCGCGCATAGCCTTGACCTCAGATGCGGTGAGGAATCTGACGTTCGTAGCGGTTAGCACATTGGGGTCGTCCGACTCCAAGACACGCCCGGCAAGCTGATCAGCTAGCGCATCTGCCTGCGCCTCTAGGGCATCAGCCTGCGCCGCGCGCTGCTCTAGCACTGCGTTAGCCTCAGGGGCGTGACGCGCGATGAGGAAGTCCTCGAAGTCCGAGAAGGCCTGCCTGTTATCGAGGCCCGCGCTCCTAGCGGCCTTGAGGAACGGAGCCAGATGCCGCTCATTGAAGCCAAGAATCAGACCGCTTTCGCGGCTGGCGGATAGCTCGGCTTTCCGCAAGGGGCTCCTTTCTGTCGGCAGGTTGGCAAGCCGAGGGTCGATCAGGCCGATGTATTCCTCGAAGTCGGCAAGCCTCGTGTACCTGTCCTTGACCTCCGCCCACACGCGCCGCGTTATGCGCATGTTGGGCATCGGGGCGATGGTGTCAGTGTTCGGAGCAATGACGGGGGGCGCCCCACGGAATTGGTTCTGGAACTCGCGCTCTACGTCCTGAGCGGCGCTTGACTCCATGGCCCTGATGACAAGGCCCATCATTCGCAGCGCGCGTTGGCGCTCGACGTCAGCTGAAGCGTCCGATTCGGCAAACAGCTGCTGCCTCATGCGGCCCAGCAAGTGCAGCTGCACCACGTTGTTAGATAGCTCAAGCCCCGGTGCCGCGAAGCCGCCGATCATCATGTTAGCGCGCGCAGACTGCAGGCCGTACTGATCGTTCAGGTCCTCTATGCCGCGAGTGCTTTCTGCAGCCTCGATAAGCGGCGGCAGAATCCCGCTCACCGACGCCGAGATCTGAGACTCTTGCTCCTGAGACAGGTTGCGCGCGTAGTTGTCTAGAGCGCGGAAGTACGCGTCCTGTTCGCGCTGGAACTCTGGCTCGTTAGCCAGCATCTCCTCCCTGGTCATGGACTGACCAAGAGGCAGAGCAAACTGGCTAATGAGATCGCGATCTACGCTAAAGTCTCTGCTCAGCGCGCCAGAGGCCTTCAGGGCCTCAACGGTAGCGTCTAGCTCTGACTGTCCGGGCTTTGGCGCGAGTCGGCTCGGCTCTCGTTCCTCAATGTTGTCGGCTCGGAATCGGGCGACGCCGGGAATCCACGATAGCGCGTCAAGATCTCGGCTAGAGAGGATGCGCCCAACCGACTGGACGTACTCAATCGCACTTTGTTGCGCTTTCTTTGACTTGCCCTTCGGTCGTCGGGCGTATTCGTCTGGCGTGAAGAATCGGGGTACTCCATGTGTGTCCTCAATAACGTAGCCACGGGTGCCGTCTGACAGGTACACGAAGGCCTGCTCAAACGTGTCTCGGCTCTGACGCCCCTCAATGACGCCCAGGCCTGCGATGTTGCCGTCGCCCGTAAAGCGGCGAAGGCTAGCGTGACCAACAGCCTGTGACGACACAAGCAGCCACGACTCCCAGTGGTAGCGGCCGACGTCGGGCTGACGATTCGTTCCTTGATAGGCCTCGTCAAGAGCGCTGCGCATGCCGCGCTCCATGCCCTCGTACAGCGCTAGCCCAGAAGGCCCGTCAAGAATGTCGGCTACACCGGCCGTGACCGGCTTGCCCTTCTTGTCGAACTGGCCTGGGACGACGACGCCGTCGTACGGGTCAACGGGCTTCTTGGCCTCACTGAACTGGGGCCACATGTTGCGCGCCTGCCAGCGGTCGATGACGAACACGTCTCGCTTGCCAGCGATAAGCATGACAAACGAGGTTAGCTTCGTGCCCATGCCGCTTTGACCGGCGTGGGACAGGAACAGGCGACGGACGTCGCTTCCAGTCGTGTTCGGATCCTCCAGGGCCTCGTGAACCACCTGCATCAGCGGCCGACCGTTGACGCGAGCGTTTGCCACGTTGCCAGCCCAAGACGTGTCGCGCCCCTCGCTACCGCCAATAGCGTTGAGGTTGGTCTTGGCGCTAGACATCCACTCGCCGTGCAGCTTCTTCTTATCCTCTTCCGCCAGGACAGGCAGCCACCCCTTGACCCAGCTAGCCCACTCCTGCTCGTCGGCCTCGGTCCACTGCCCTTGCGCGATTCGCTCTGTGAACCGCGACAGCCCGTTTTCATAGGCCATGAGGAACGCCGACTCGTGCGGCGCAGCGCTTAGCATGCGGCTCAAGAACGCCCACACGAACAAGTCTGCCGTGTCTGTCGGCGTCATCTCGCCGTTTTCGTAGCGTTGCCGCAGGACATCGGTTAGCTCGATGCCCTCATTGGCGTGCATGATCTGGTCAGCGTCCAGATTCGACAGTTGCTCGCGCAGCGTCTCAGGGTTGCGCACCCCATCGATCAAGCGCCGAGGCGGCGCGACGCTGAAGTCATCGCCAAACGCCGTCTTGACCAGCTTGTGCCACATGCGCGTGCTGGTCAGAGGGTTGGGAATCAGCCGCTCTAGGTTGACCAGCTGCGTAAGGTTGGCCTCACGGTTGCTGTCGTTGAACTTCTGCGTCAGCTTTGTGAAGTCAGGCACAGGCGCCTGATTCGTCGTGACCTGCAGAGGCGCGGGCAAGCTCTTGGGGGCAGCAAACCGCGACCGGCGGTCTAGCTCCTCTTGGCCGACCTCCTCGACAAACCGTCGAACGTTTTCTACGTCCTGCTCGGTGACCATACCGGCCACAGATGTACGCAGAGCCTCCTCTTGAGCCTCAAGACGAGTCATGCCGCCTTCGGCCATGGGGTCAATGCTGTCCGCTAGCGAGCGAAGTCGCAGAGCTAGTTGCTCCTGTTCAGTTGCGCTAGCTAAAAGCTCACGGTCCATTGCCGCGTCACGTAGCTGCTCTTGATCGTATAGCAGTTCATTCCGACGCTGGTCTAGCGCAGATACGCCACCGGCTGGCTGCGCAATGGTTTCTACGTCTCGCTGACTGAGGTCGTCGAGACGGTCAGCCATGCCGAGTTCTGTGCGCCGCTGGTCATCAAACCGATCAAGCGCTTCCTCTAGCGGGCGAGCCGCCGTTTGGCGCTTCCGATTATCTGACAACCTTCGATACGGTGCATCGAGGGTTGCGCGCGCTGCCGTCATATCTACGTCTGTTCCCAACGCGACTGTCGTCAGCGCACGTGAAATGTCTAGCAGACTGCCCAGGACAGACTCTTCTATCTCATTCCCGCGACCCAGCAGGTTCTCCTGCCCCATAGCGGCCCGCTCCGCAATAGTTGCTCCGCGTCGGAACACAGCCGAAAGTTCCGGGAACAGGCCGAGTCGATTGATGATGCTGAGGCCACGATCCTCAATCGCGCGCGCCATCATCTCGGCGGCCAACTCACCACCGCGAGCAAAGTCGGCGCCAATCATGTTGTAGAAGCGCGGGCTTTCGAGGTAGTACGGTATTTGAGCGGCATCCTCTCCAAATAGCTCAACCAACTCCTGCGTCAACAGCTGGCTGTCGCTGTCGCGCAGCATAATGTCGCGCAGCCGCGCAAACATTTGGACCACAGCGCCAGCCTTCTCGTTATTGACCATGTCGTCATACGAGATCATGTGCCCCAGTTCGTGCAGGAACGTGGTCCCGTATGTGGCGCGCTGCATGCCCTTGCGCCGCACATCACTGTATTGGCCGGGATTCATGATCAGGCGCCCGGCATGTGCTTGAGTGGAATATTTCACAAGCGCCGCTGCGCCTAGCATGCCCGGACGCTCGCGGAACCGCAGCTGCAGAACTGTGTCGCGCACGCGCTCCTGCGGCAACGACATGAGCATGAACGAGTAGGCAATAACCTGCTGCTCGCTAAACAGACCGTTGCGGTACAGCGCCTCCAGCTGCTTGGCCGCCATATCCAGCGGCGACCCTTGCGGAGCTTGCTCCATAACCCCCGGCAGAGGAATCCGACTCCACGGGGTCATTACCGGCGGCGGCAAAACCATGTCGCTTAGGTCGTACCCGCTGACATCTTCGCCCCGCCGCTCAGCCTGCCGGACAATGGCTTCAGCCGCCTGCTTGTCTACCTGCGTGCGCCGACGATTTTGCGGGGCTCTCCCAGGCGTAAACATCTTCGCCTGCTCTGCCTGGGCCGCAGCCATTTCGTCCATAGGCGTGGGAAGGCCAACGATGGCGCCGGGCTGCCTACCGGGCATGGGCCTATCGCTCGCCTTTGGGCGTCCCGGCTCTGTGCGCGGCCGCGCAAACCGCGACTGCCCACGCAGCGCGTCTTGAGCAGCTTGGCCGATACGCTCCTGATCGCCCAGGGTCGGGTCTGCTACGCCCTCGACAGGAGTCAGTCGGTCTACAGCGACGACATCACCTGTTTCCAACCGCGCTCGCTGCGCGCCTTCGGGGCCAGTCACGTCTACAACGCGAACTGCGTCCGGGGCCCCAGGGCCACGGATGGGAATAAACGCCTCCTCACCCTCTGCGGCGGTTACGGCGTTGCGCACCATAGAGCCCGGCGCAATAGGCATGGACGCCGGGCCCTGTAGCTCGACGCCCTCTTGCGCAGACACAAGGTCATCCAGCGGGACGGCAATGCGCCGATTGAGCGCTGCGTTGCCAATGCTGGCGTACTGGACGCCCTCGATGTCGTAGACGTTCTCGATGACCCAGGGGTCGCTTTGCTGAGTCTCCCCGATCTTGCGCGTGTAGTTGCTGTTGCGCTGGCGCAGACGCACCGGAGCGCCCTCTACAAGCTCGCGCGACAGTGGGGTGCTGCCACGGAACGGGCTCGGCTGCTGTGCTTCTACGCGCGCCTGAAGCTCATCCAGAGGCAGGCCCTGTAGCTCCCCCTCAAGGTCGCCAAGCAGCTTGTCAGACTCGCGCTCCAGGGCGCGTATCTCTTTCTTGAGTTGCTGTCGTTTCTGGCGAGGCATCGTCGCGGGAGCCGCCTCAAGCTCCTGGCGCAGCGCTTCCGCCTGATTGCGCATGCGCAGCGCCGTCTCCATCGTCAGGCGCACAGCCTCCTGCTCAACGTCTACGTCTGCCGCTTGAGGCCGTTGTACGGACGGTGCTTGAGGCTCTCCTTCTACAGCAGGCTCTACCGGCTCCTGCGGTGCGGCGGGTTCAGCCGCAAGCTCAGCCAAAGACTCGTCCAAAGCTTCGCGCAGCGGCTGCGTCAGGTGCTGCGTCTCGGGCGCGTCAACGGCGTCGGTAATCAACTCGCGCGCCTCTGCGGACTGCTTACGGCCACGCACAATAGCGGCCACATCCATGGCCTCTAGCAGCGAATCAACTGCCGTGGCTCGGTCCACTGCGTCCGCAGGGTTATCCACGCCGCCCATTAGGCCAGCTTCCTGCAGTCGCTGTAGGCCAGACGCCTGCACGTCCATCTGCAGCATCTGGCGCGTCTTGCGCCACACGCGCTCTAGCAGGTTGCCGTCACGGCCCAGTAGGTCGCGCATCGCCTTGCGCACCTCACTGCGCTTGGCCCCCTGCGTCGCTCCAAACAGTGTGCGCCAGTTGCGCTGGGCAATGGTAGCTGCAGCCTCATCGGCAGATACGTCATCCTGTAGGTCAGCGCGGACAGGCAGACCAGCGGCTTCGGCCTCCGCGTCGTACTGAGCGCCCGCATCCTGCCATTCCTGAGTGGACTCAGCAGCGCCCACCATGGTGCGCCAATCTTCGCCCAGCACATCGCTGACCGAGTGCCAGCCCTCGTGGTAGGCAAGCTCGCCCAGCGCCTGCGACACCGCCCCGCCCTCTTCCTCGGTGCCGAACGTGTCGCTGTTGATAAAGATGGTCCCACGGACCTGACGGTTGTAAAAGCCACCGGCTTTGGCTTCGTTCTCAGGCGTGCGCTCGCCTGGGCTGTAGAACCGGAGGTTGATACCCATGTTGCCCAGCGCCTCGACAACCGTCTCTGCGCCTTCGGGCATCTCGCCCTCACGCAGATCGTAGTTCTGCGCAAATTGCTGCAACTCCTCCGTCGTTGCCGCTGCCGCACGGTCGGTCCCAGCTAGCCTCTCAGCTGCCTCGCGGCGTCGGCGCATTCCGGGATCCTCCACGAGCGGCCGCACGACTTTTCCGGCAGCGCCCAGACCTTTGCGGGCAAGCTGAGTGCCGCCCATCGTTCCCGCGACAGTCAGCGCCTCGACGATCCACTCGTCGATTGTCGGGAACGCATCCTCCCAACTGCCCGTCTCTTCCTCGCCGGTCAGCCAGCCAGCCTTGCCCGCGCCAACCTCCATAAAGCGCGCAGCCTGCTCCTCAAATAGCTCGACCAGCGTGCCCTTAACGCCAAATGGCGCCACGGGCACAAGGTTGCGCAAATCATTGCGCGCTACCATCGCTGCCCACTCCGCAGGCGAGATCCCTGGGAAAATCGTGCGGCCAAGGGGGTAGGACTGCGCAGCGGCCCCGTACTGCTTCAGCACGTTGCCCTGACCTGGGAAGAGGATGTTCGACACGCGCTCCGACGCGTACTCGATCAAAGCCTTGATGTGGTCGGGCCAGTCGGTTTGCTCTAGCGGTTGTGTCGCAAGGCTTTCCCATTGCGGCTTCATCGGATCGTCTCCGAAGCCGGTGATGATAGCTGCGTTTGCTAGCGCCTCTTCGACGTTGATGCGATCCGCAAGGCCATAGATAGGAATCTCGTCCGCTGCACCAGTGGCCGTAGACAGCAACACAGATGCGCCGACGTTGACCCCGTACTGCTCTGCCAGCGCCCACCCCTCGCCTGCGGTGCGGGTAGCCAGATTTGCGACGCCTTCGGTGGCCTGCGCAGCGCGCGCGACGAAGCCTGTTCCGCTAGCGGCGTTGCGCAAGTGCCCCAGCATGCCTGCCTGCATGCTGCGCATGATTGAGTTGCGAACACCGGCTTCCGTCGTTTCGGCGCCCAGCTTTTTCATTGCTGCGCCGAAACCGGCTTTCAAGCCAGCCCGTATGCCTCGGGCGCCTAGCCCGCCGACGAACATGTCGCCAACGAACTGCAGACTCGTCATCACGCCGTCATAGACCTGCGCGGCGGTCGTCTTCGGGCGATAGGTGTCAATCAGGTACTTGGTGATCCGCTCGTCTTCCTCAAGCGTCGTTTTGCCATCTGCGGACTTCTTCAGAAGACCGTAAAGCTCGATGTCGCTACGAACGTCCTGAATCATGCCCCAGACCGGGATCAGGGTTTCGTAGTCATAATCGGCTACGGCATCCAGCACATCCTTCTCAGGCAGTGCCGAGATCCAGTCCTGCATCAAGTCGCCGTAACCGGAGAAGGCTTGAGCGTAACGGCCATCCGTCGTGCCCATCATCTCGTCTAGGCGCGCGCCAAACGCCCGATCAGTATCCATGCTGAACTGATTGAGCAGCTGCGCGCGTATGATGCGCGGGTCGGATCCGTTACGCAGCAGCTTCTCGGTGATGCCCAGGATCTGGTGAACGCCCCCAAGCCGACTCTCAATCAGTTGCCGGTCCTCCTCGGTCGTGAAGAGGCTGCGGAACATTTCTGGCGCTTGAGTGGCCTCAACTGCTGTAGCAATGATGCCCCGCTCGTTTTGCTTGAGCGGCTTTAGGTCTAGTTCGTATGCGTCTAGCCCAAAGTCCTCTAGGCCTAGGTCCCTGGCCTTCATGACGGTCTGCAAGTACGTCCATCGCTCACGCGGCTCTTGCGTAGCCGGATCGGCGGTAGGGTCCAGAGCAGGGGACTTGGGCTCGTTGATCATTGCTGGCCGGGGGCAATCTGCACGTTTGAAAATGCGGACTGGACGTCGGTGCTGCTGCCGACGTCTGTCGTGCCGGTGCTGCCGCTAAGGGTTGAATTGTTATTAGAGGGCGCGCGTGCAGACGTGGTGAGCCTACCCAGCGCCTCGCGCTGCTGCATGGTGTCGATGACCCATTGCTGGCTTTCTAGCTTGATCGCCATTAGTTCTGGCTGGGCGCTGATGTCGAGCGGATCAAGCGTTTGAATGATCCAGCGGTGCCACTCACTCTGGGTCAGTCGGTCTTCCGCAAGGCTTTCAAGCTCGCTCTGTTGACGGTCAAGCCATGACGATGGGTTCATCATTGACCTGTCCCCTAGATCCTCAGGCAGCTTGTTGGTGTTCAGCGCGGATGCGCCCAGCCCACCATACATCTCCTGCACTGACGCGACGAGCCCAAGGCCCTCCGCTTGCCTCTTGATGCTGAACTCGATTGCATCGGCCGCTCCGATCAGGCTCTGCGTCAGCGCCGCCGCCATCCCGTATTGGTTCCGCTGCTGCGCCTGGGCAAGCGCAGTCAGCCCTCGACTAAAGTCCGCATCTTGTAGCAACTGCGGCATTTCGGCCATCTTGCGGCGCAACGTCGTCATGTTGACCGTCGCGTCGCGCGCGTACTGGAACGACTTCTGCTCGAAGTAGTCGCTGACCACCTTTTTAACAGCGGCCCCTTTCATGGAGGGGGTCATGTCCGGGTCATCTGCGTCCAAGATGCCTTGCGCAGCGTCTGCAAGCTCATCTGGCAGAAAGTTCCTAATCGCGCCGAATCCAGCAGCGTATGCCTCGTCACTAAGGTCCTGCGCGCTAGCCGTTGCCTGCATGCGCTGAAACGCAAACTGCTCTGCTTCCAGTTTGGTTTGTGCCAGCTTGTTCTGCGTCTGCGCAGACTCTACTTGCTGGCCCAGCAGGCGCGCTGTGGCGTCGCGCGTATAGCTTCGGATCCGCGTGGACTCGGGGCTCGTAAACTCGTCGAACTCCAACTGCGCTCGACGCGCACCTAGCTCGGCCAAGTAAGCCTCGGCTGCCGCAGTCATCCTGCGCTGAGGCTCTAGAGCCTGTGTCTCTTCAAATTGGTATTGGGCGAGCGCATTGCCCAAGGCGCTTCCAGCAACTTGCTCTGTTAGCAGACTAGTCTCTAGTTCGGCTTGCACCCCAGCCTGTGCGTTGCGTGCGTTTGTGGCGTCGATCTCGCCCTGCAGCACGCCTTCTAGCTTAGATGCTAGCGCTTGCTGGACGCGCGCTTGCGCTTCGCGATACGGGGTTAGCGCATCAAACTGCCGTCGCTGTTCGCGCTGCTTCGATGCTTCAGCGAACATCCCCATTGTCTGCGCAGCGCCACGCTGGAAGCCAGCAGCGGCGGCGCCCGTAGGGCTCTCCTCTCCTGCGAGAACGCGGATTCCAAATAGCGGCATCAGGCAATTCCAGTGTTGATGATGGTGGTGTCGCCTCCGTCGAGGAAGAAGTCCTTGCCAAGGCCCATGCCAAAGAAGGTGCCTCCCAGGGTCCCTGCCATCGAAGACAGGCCAGTGTTGACGACAGGCTGGTAGCTACCCATCAGCTGAGCTAGCTGCGCGGCGCTTTGCGCCTCCATCTGCCCCTGCTGCATGTACATCTGACCGCTCTGCCCCGACAGCTGGGCCAGTTGGGTGGCTAGCTGCTGCTGCAGTTGCGCGCGCTGCCCGGCCCCTTGAGCTGCTACATCGAGCCCCATAAGACCCAAATTCCGCAACATCCCCTGGCTTGCCAGAGAGCCTAGGGTCGTTCCCATCTGCCCTCGGCCAAACGCCGTTTGTGTTCGCTGATCCTGCATCTGGCGGCTGCGCATATTGGCAAGCGTCTGAGCGCGCTGCTCGCCAGCCGTCAGGCGGCGCTCGGCGGCCTTAGTGCCTTCGCGGGCCTGGGCCTGCGCAGCGCGGTTCTGCGCTTGCGCGGCAGCATTTGCCGCGCGCTGCCGCGTTTGCCCCTGACGCATTTCGGAGATCGCGTTTGCGTACATGCGGTCTAGCTTCTTTTCAGCGCTCTTGGACTCCGCAAAGCCAAGGACGCCTCCAAGGGCCGTCATGCCAAGTCCCAAGTATCCCAGCGTAGGGTTTTCAAACATCAGCGATCTCTCCTTCGTCCTGCCAGATGCAGGTCTGCGTGTAGTGACTCCAACGCCCACTGGCCGCCGCCAGTCGCGTTCTCTAGCTTGATCCAGATGTAACCGCCCCTAGCACGCGCAGGAACGCGGTCATTGTACCCAGCGACCAAACTCCCAGACGCGACTGCCGTGCCCAGGGTTTCGGGGTTGTCGCTGGCGTACAGCGTGTAGCGGCAACCAGCGCCGATGTTCGCCACGATGGCGTGCAAGCTGCTGATCCGCTGCTCGGCAGGGGTGTCCGGCGCAAAGATCGGACCGATCAGCACATCCGACTCGATGGCCGTGCCGTCGTCGTTCGATGCAGTCTTATCGAACACCCGGACATATCCATCCTCGCATCCAATAGCGACCCGGCGGTCAGACGGCTTGAGCCCTTCAAGCAATACAGTGCTGTAAGGCTGAAGCGTCGTCGCGTTGAACTCCTGAGGCCACCAAGACTTTGTCCGGGCCTCCCAGAACCAGTGCTGGGTCGTGGCGCTTACGCTCCCTGTCAGGGGCGTGATGAACACATGCAGGCCCTGGCACTCTTGGTCCCACACCAGCTTCGGCAGGTACTGAGACAGGTCAATGTCTCGAAGCTCCTCCGCGATGGTGTCGCGCGTCAGTTCGACCGGCGGCTGGGTACGGCCATCGGAGCGCGGCGACATCACCCAGACACCGCCACGGCTACCGAAAAAGTACATAAGGCCCTCTGGGCTCAAAGCCCATGAGTTGCCGAACGCCATCCCAGTGACATCCGTGAAGTAGTCAACCTGCCCGATCTCGCTCAGGTCGCCCCGGTACTGCGTGATGCTGTGGTCGCCACCGACCAGCAGGACATCGTCGTAGAACGGAGCAAGCGCGTTTACGACGTCCGGGTTGCGGGCCGTGTCTTGGTTTGCTCCCCCGAACGCCTTAGTCAGACTCTCCGTCTTAGGGAAGAAGTCCCAGTTGTACGGGTCGCCAACCGCGCTGGCGAAGATGGTGTGCGGATCTTTGTCGGAGCGACCCAGAACCATTCGGCCTCGGTAGAAGGCCGCCAGTCGGCACCCCTCGGGGATTTCGCCAGCCGTGTCGGCCTCCCAGGGCTCGAACGTGCCGCCGTTCTTGACCGGGTCGTAGGTGGCGTACAGGCCATTGTCCACGAAGAACATCTGGCCGTAGGCAGCGACCGCCTGCGTAAACGCCGACTCGGACGAGCGCGCCACCGTGCCGATGCCGGTCCAACTTGTGCCGTTGAGCCGATACGCCTGGGTGCCAGCCACTGCAAAGCGGATGACGTTCCGCACATTCTGGTTGCTGGCCGTCCTAGCGATCAGGGCCAGCTTGTGCTGCGTTAGCAGGTCCGGGATTGCGTCCTCGTTCGTGTCGAGGTTCTTGTTCGCAACCCAGATGTACTCTGGACCCGTAATGCTGGAATCCGGGTAGACGTACTCCAGTTCAGGTCGGACACCAACGGCGCTGGTAGCAAAGTCTGCGCTCGCGCTACCGTTGATGTCGTAGTACCAGTTTTTGCTTGTCAGCGTGCTGTTGATGACAGAGTTTGCGATGCTGCCACCTTGGGGCTCAGGCACCCACTTCTGGATATGGCTGGCCTTGCTGGAGCTACCACTGGCAATCGGGCCAGTGCGCGGGACATACAGAGTGCCATCGGCATCCACAGACATGCGGAACACCGTGTCGTCTGGGTCTGGAATGACGTAGGGAACCAGCAAGTAGCCAGCACAGTTCCAGGCGCTCAACCTTTCGCTGCCGGACTTGGCCCCAGTGGAGCCCGTGAACTGCTGGAACTGAACATCGAAGTTAGACGGCGCGCTCGAAGTCAGCGTCATCGTCGGCGTGATGTCGAGTGCGCTGCTTCCGATCATGTAGACACGAATCGTGCGCGTGTCGCTGGATCCTTTGGGCGCATAGATCGGGTAGTTCGGCGGTGTCAGGCCGTTGACCGCGCTATAGAAGACCGTCTGGAACCCATAAGGGCTGGACTGGTCCGCCAAAGTCGTGTCTAGATCCGTTCCGATCTGGACATCGTTTGTAGTGCTAGGCGAAGTACGGAAGGTCAGCACCGTCGTCGTCGTGCCATCCGTAACCGTCAGCGTGTCTCCATTGGCAGGGTTAGCAAAGAACGATAGCTCTGCAAAGCCGCGCCGCCGAATGCGGACATACGGCCCGACATCTACCAGCTTCCGGCCCTGCACGACCCATTCGTACTCCTGGCTCGTAACAGCAGGAGAGCCTGGGTCCTTAGGGCCGATAGTGTAGATCAGGCCGTCGTTGTCATCCGAAACGACCCCGTACCCCATCCCTGCGCCAGACACAGCCCAAGTGTGGCTGCCATCAGTCAGTTGGATCTTCGCGGTGATGCCAAGCGTAGACTTGAGAGACTCGCTGATGGTCTGCCCCGTCAGCGCAGCTTGAAGCTCATCGCCTGACCCAGAGGGCGGCGTTGATCGGAACTGGTTGCCGTCAAAGTTGGCCCCAGTGCCAGTCTTGAGGACCGTGGCCGCTACACCCCACTTGTGAGCGATGTAAGCCTCAACTCTCTCTACATCATCAAAGAAGGTGCTAGGGGGGGCTGGCAGCGTGCTGCGGACGCCATACGCATCGTCATGCGGGCTGCCTAGCGCGCTGCTGTCTCCAAAGTAGGTGATCGCTTCGCACAGCCACCCGTCAAAGTTGCTGAAGCCACCCCCGATGAAGTTGCGGCCTGTCCACACATTCTGGATCTGCCCCGAAAGGTATGGAGAGTGGAAGATCGTTGACCCGATGACATCGCGGCGCTTGTCGCGGTTGAAGTTCTCGGGGAAGAAGCTGACCTTGTCAGAGCCGATGCCAGTGACGTCTGACTCAGCATTTACGCGCAGGCGGATAGCCGGTCGGCCTGCACCAATACCGTCCTTTTCGCAGATAACGGTAATCAGGTACAGGCGCTCGACGCTGTTCGCCCCGTTATGTACTGCGCCGTGAATCTCTGGTGCGGCCCATGCGGCGCCATCCGTCAGCACCAAATCATCGGCCTCAAGGTCATTGAGCGTGTTAGTCGTGCCGCCGTTGCCATCGTCTTCCTGTAGCAGCGACAACTCAGGCGAGTACAGCGCGACGGCCCCCGGAAGAGCCTGTGGCTTGCGCACCGGCCCGTAATACTCGCCAAGGCGTTGCGCTTCGTCCGGGTCGTGCATAAAAAACCGGCCCCACTCCGAAACGCCATGGCCGGTCCCGTGCCCGTTGATCGTCAGCGCGACGTAGTTGCCCGGCAGCTTTTTGTCGCCACTCTTGGGCTTACCGTTCCAAATCCACAAGACCATCGGCACATCGGTCTTGCAGCGCACCAGCATGGTCGTGGCCCAGGTCTGGTTCAGAACCTGTGGATACAAGCCGGTAGAGCGGGAAAGGACGTCGTTAGTCGAGATCTTGTCTCGATGCCACTCGCCGTCGCCCTCCAGCGGCGAGGTCAGTCCATAGCCTTCTGCATAGTTGAACCGGAACCTCGGCCCCTCGTCAGGGCTGCCCGCAGTAGCGTCAAACCGATAGGCGGGGTACGGGCCTAGGCCGTTGGGGTCCCACTTCGGCCAGTTCGTGTTGCCCCAGACCTTGCTGGTATAGCCGCGAACTGTGTCGTCCGTGAAGTCATCGGTCTTCGAGGAAACCGCTAGGTACTCGTTGCGTCGGTCGAACGCCTGGACGTGAGTGCCCGGCGCAGCAGCCTGATGTGCGCGCGCGTCGATCCAGCAGTGAATGCGCTCCTCGTAGCTTGCAAGATCAAACGGCGTCCAGTCGATAACCGTTGGCCCGACATTCTGGACAAGCTCGCGGTCTACGCGGTCATCAGCTGGAGCCGAAGCGTACACGATGCCGCCTTTGCTGAACGCAATCTGGCGTATCGGGTATGTCGCGTTGTACTCCGCAGACTTGTACGGAGTGTCGCTAGTCAGGCCCTGGTAGGCGTCAATGTACGCCTCCTTCTCGTCGTCCTCATTGCGAGCGAGGAACAGCGTCCCGCCGCGCAACAGAAGATCCCGATAGGTGCCCGGCTCAATGTCTACGACGTATTGCAGGTCTGCTCCGTCGTCATCGTCATTAGGAACAATCCTAGCTAGACGCCCGACGTTGCTGCCGCCGCTGAACACGCCGTACACGCCGCCCTCTGCATCTACAGCGATCTTCCCCAGCAAATCCTCGCTGATAATCGGGAATGGCTCGGACCAGACCAGTACGCCCTGAGCATTGCGCTTCTCGACGGTCCCGTCCGAGGTCAGCCAGTACGAGTTGCCCGACTCGTCTACGACGACATCCAGCGATCCGCTGTCTGTATCGTTAGCGTTTTCCCAGTCCGCGACGATGTCGCCAGAGGTCTGGCTGTACGCGAAGGCTGGGCGGTCGTATACAAGCGAGGACACTGACCTCACCGGAGAAGTCGGGTGGACCTGCGCTGCGTCAGTGCCGGTTGCCGAGTCTTCTAGCTTTGCAAGACCGGGCCGCTGCCCACCCTGCATACGCTCTGTGCCCGCAGCGTAGTTGCGGACATTCTTCGCATCCGATGTCGTAAGCTCGGGCTGGTCGCCCCGCGCGTTGTTATCGACCCGGCCCTTAAAGGGCCACTGGATGCGTTGACGTGCCATGCTATGGGTTCGTCACTTGGACGTGGAACCGGGTATCCCAGTGATGCGGCCCGCTCTCGGCGGCGCCGTTAGTCAGGCGGCCAATGCCCGGCTGCAGGCTGCCGTCACGAGCGACAGCGTCCGTCCAGACTTTGCTTTGCGCCAAACGGGCAAGGCGGTCGTACCCCAGCATGCCCGCCTCGGCGCCCTTGTCGTACTCCTCGAACGCACGCACGACCTCGGTGCAGGCCCAGATGAACACGGGCTCTAGCCACTCAGGGATCGACACGTAGTCCGTAGCGACTCTGACCGGCGTCCAGTCTGCATGATAGTGCAGCACGAGGAAGTCGTTCGCGTCGGCACTAGGCGTCGGGTAAAGCTCGATGCGGGCGATAGGAGCGCCGCCACCGGCCTGCGGCGTGTGGGTTACGGCGCCCCAGTACTTGAGCGGCGATACGGTGCCGGTGCTGCGGATCTTCTGGAGGTCATCAATCGTGGTGAACTCCCACTGCACCGTCAGGCCGTTGGTCGGGTACACGGAGACGATGCTCCGCAGCCTGGGCAGAGCCACGAAGCTCTGGCCCGACACTAGGCTCAGGTTAGCGGTCGCCCCCTCACACCACTTCCAAGGCCGTGCGTTCACCAGCCACTGGCCGGTGTGGTTCACGATGTTGACAGTGGTGTAGGGAGCAGCAGATGACCCTCCAAGCGCAGCTTCGAGGTACGTCTCAATGGTGCTTACTTGGAGGGCCATGTGTTACCGGCTAGCTTTGGCGCCCATGGATCCGGGCATAGGCTTCGCAACTTTGATGCGCGTTGCGTTAGCGGCAGTCTGATTGCCTGAACCCAGTACCGCCGGGCCATCTTCCATTGCGATGGCGTATACATTTTGGCCGTCAGGCGCGACGCCCATCATCCCATTGCGCTTGATCGTCAGGTAGTCGCCTGCCGAAACCTGAGTCTCACCAAACGAGTTGTCGATGGCGACATCGACATACCCGGTAATGCGCGCGCGCACGGTGGTGTCGGCCTCGCCGGTTTGCAGGGCAATCGCAAGGATGCCGCCGCGCAGGTTGTCTTGAAAGGTGCCTGCGCTGTTGATGCCGCCGGTCACGAGGTACTTGTAGACGATGCCCCCATCAGGCGACTCTTCAAGAGTCGTAGGGACCACGGCCCCAAGCACCACATTGGTTTCGTTGACGGCGGAGTACAGCGAAACTTCCGCGTCATAGACGGGAACAACGCTCTGTGAGTCGAACTGACGGAAGACCATGTTTGTATCTGTACAGGGGTAAGGCAGCCCCCCGGCCTAAGCCGAGGGGCCACCGTTAGGATCAGGCGTGCCTGGTTCCGAAGCCGTTGAGGCCGTCGAACAGCACCTGCTTGAGTTGGCCGGAAACACCGTCCTCCATCATGAAGCCAACGATCTTGTTGCCCAACGCAGGAGCCTGGAGATCCTTAGTGGTTTCTTTGACGGCGACTGCCGCACCTTTGCCAGGAGTTCCAAAGATCTTGGCATCAACGACGCCCTGAACACGGAACTTGGCATAGACCGTGGTAATGGCATCAACATAAGTCGCAGCCTCAAGCGCCACGGCGAAAACGCCGAACTCGTTGTCGTCAGTGGACGTATTGGCGGTTGCGGGGGCCTTCGTCGTCGTAAAGCGGTTGCCCTCAGTTGCGCCAGGAGCAATCGCCACGACATCACCAGCGGCAACCGTAGCTGAGATCTTAAGGACGACATCGCAAGGTGCCACCTCAAGGCCAATCGGGAACCCAGCGTAAGTGCTGGGAGAGTTGACAATACCCATATCAGAACCTCCTAGTCAGATCAGGCGTCTTGCTGCGGGGAAATAATGCCCAGCTTGCGCCGCTCGGTGCAGACAAGCTGGTGCCAGCAGTCAACCCACATGACGTGGCTGAACGGCTGGTTCGGGTGAGGCTGAGGCTGCTTCCGCGAGAAGTAACGCTCGTCGTGGAAGACCTTGCAGAGGACATCGGTGTCGATCCAGTAGAAGCGGGGGCCGACATCAACGCCGCTGGCAACGTCAACGGTAGCGGTGCCTTCCGAAACAACCCCGGTCGAGCCGTCACCAGTGGCCTTACCCTCACTGTCGTACAGGGCCGCGGTGTCCAGCTTGCTGGCGTAAATCACCGGGACGCCCGCGTAGAGCGGGTTCAGGTAAGCAGGGTCCTGACGCGAGCCAGCGACCAGTTGGTCGTTGAGCTGGCGAAGGGCCGTCATGTAAGCCTTGCGGCCAGCCTTAGACGCGGCGATGAAGTTCGGGTTGTTCAGCGCCTCGCTCTGGCCCTCGTACATCGGCAGCGGGTTGTACTGGACGAGGTGCATCATTTCGTCGAAGGCGGCGAACAGAGCCTGGGCCTCGGCGTCACTGGCGGCGACATCGCCGTAGGCAGCAGTGCTGCCGTTACCAGCGTTGAGGCCAGTACTCTTGTCGTAGAACACGACTTGGTTGCCCCAGTTCGCGCTCGGGTCAATGCCCTCAAGCGTCGTGGACCAAGTGGTGGTCGAGGTGTGGGGGTCCTGGCCCGCATCGTTCTCAGTGATGAACGTCGGGATCGAGAACGGCTTGGAACCGGCAGAGCCCTCCATCGACTCATCCGGCACGGCGAAGAGATGATTCTCCATGTGCTTGATGATGGAGGTCGCAAGGCGCTGCTCCTTCACCGCGTACAGGTCGCGGATCCGGCGGTAACGAGCCTCACGGGTCATCGAGGTGTTGACCTGAAGGCCGATCTCGTGATCGGTCCAGGCCATGTGGTCGGCAGAGAAGCGCCAGTCCGCAACACCTTCGGTCACGATCTGCGGGTTGCTGATCGAGAGCGTGGGGTTCGGGCCGCCGTAATCGACCGCAGTGTTGACCTCGTCAAAGAAGGTCTGGAAGCGCATCCGCTCCCCGCCCTTGATGATCTTGGCCGTGCCGGAAGCCTT